CAGGCCAGCCTTCTGGTAATCCTTCACCGCACGCTGCGCAGCGGTGCTCGACATGCGCTCTTGAAAATCGCGGTTCGCCCGCGCCTCGCGGCTGTTCGCCTTGTTCGTCCATAAGCCTCCCAAGAAATCGGCCGCGCCCGTAGCGAGCGCAGCACCGACAAAAGGATCAACTGGCATTAGAACCGCCCGAGGCCGACCGGCGTACCGTACATCGGCAGCGGCCGCGTCATCTGGCACTCAACGTGGACATCCGCGAGATACTGCTGGCCGACCGCCAGCGCGCCCGCGGCAAGCACACGAGACATCGGCGGGCTATCCTCAATGAACGTCTGACCCAGCGTCGGCGCGGCCGTGAACTGCTGCGACAAATGCCACTCGTCGATATTGCCAGCCGCCGTCGGGCGAAACAGACCCGCAACTCGCGAGGTGTGTGTGCGGAGCTCATGCCAGCGCTCCTGATACCCAAACACCACATCATCATTCGCCGTGGTGCCAAGCGCGTAAATCTCACGCCGCTTCACCACCTGCTCACCAAGACCAGCGAACGCCGGATTGTAGTAATCGTAGAGCGTCCGACGGTCCCACATCTTGTGGACGCCCTGCGAGTACGACAGCTCAGACTTCACCGACATGATCGCGATGATGAATCCATGCTCCGTCGCCGCATAGCTCGCCGTATTGTTCCCGACCGCCGTACCCGCCGCGCCAAGCGCGCCGAGGGGAACACCAGCAGTCGGAGCCGTCTGCGCAATCGGCGTAAACTGCAAGGGTGTATGACCTCCGCCGATATACTCCGGACGCTGCAGTCGTGCATCGGGATTCCTCACACCGAAAATGTTCTCAGTAATCTCGGTGTAGCGCGTACCACCCCGCGCCATACGCTCAAGAAAAACCTGCACCTGCATCGCCTGACGGAACAGATTGATGTCCGTCTGCGCAAATACCTGCGCGCCGGTCGTCGCATCGGCATTGATGAGAAAGCGGTTCACCGCCGAATCAAAAAACCGATTGTACGTCGCGGCGCCCAACGTATTCGTCGGCGCAATGGTCTCCTGCACACTCACCGGGCCGGCGATCTGCGGCGTCAGCAAATCCACGCCAAGCCCAGTCACCGGAGACGCGATCGACGGCGCGACAAACTTCTGCGGCCACGGCAACGCACTCGTGAAATAATCGTGCGACTTCGCACGACGACGGATGCCATAGTCGGCATCGCTCTGTTGGGCATCCCCCGTATAGTTGAGCGCGGGATTCACCAAATTTTCATCCCGGTACCACTCGTTATAGATCCGGTTGTACGCCCTAAACGGGAGCGCATTCACCACGAGCTGAACCGTCGGCTGCCCGACGGTCGGCAACCCCATGTAATCGCCAGCAGAAGTCACCTGAAAGCCGTTACCACCGGTGATAATCGTCGGGGTGCTATACGCAATCGACGCACCCGGCGTGTCCTGCTGGCCCATCAACCGGACCCAGTTATCCCAGAGGATACGGTTCGGGCAAAAAAACGTGTGAATGTCGACGCGCTGCGAATCCATGATCGGAAACAACGGCGTCGACGTCCGAACAAACGGCGTGAACCGGAACCGGAAATGATCGCCGGGATACACCTCCTCGACATGGAACGGAATCAACAGCCCCGCATCGAAAGTAAACTTCACAGAGAACGACCCCGAGAAGTTCGACCGGGGCACATCGGGCCTTGCGATCATCGCAGCATCGTCCTGAGACACCAGACGCCGAGTGGGACCAGCGTAGCCCTTCATATCACGCCTCCTTCAGCAGCTCGAGCTGCTTCGACTCAGGGCGCAGTGCAACAACCTGCTCAGCCGTCAAGACCACAGCGAACTGCAAATCTCCAACAATCCGCTCGGGAAACTCGCTATACGAATCGTGCACATCGCAGAGCGACACGAGCTCAAAATCACTCGCATACTTGCCAAAAACGCTGTTCGGCTGATTCACCGCATCCGCGAACCCACGACACGCAACCGCGTCGGATCGCTCAACGTGAAACGAGCTGAACGCCTTCGCCTTCTTGTCGTGTAGAGCGTAGAGCTTCATAGCTGTGCCCTCTCTGAACGTTGACGTACCCGCGCTGCGGCGATGTCCGCAGACGCCAAGAGCTCGCGCACACTGAGCTGTCCGCGAGATTCAAACTTCTCCAACTCCAACGCCGCCAGCTCCGACTCGCTAGCACTCTCTCGATACGACGCGTGTAGGAAACGAGGCACGGGAAATGGCCGTCCCTGCCAAATCGCAGAACGACGCCACGATCGCCAATGGCGGCGAAAATCTCCAGCAATGCCTGGGCGCCGGGACATCTGCAAAAACGGAGGCTGAAACTCATAGACCTCACCAGTCGAGTAATCAATCTCCTCTCCTCTGGGGCGGTTGAACCCGAGCTTCTTCGCACAATAGCCAGCGGTATAGCTAATCCGCGCTGGCGTGACGATGTCCATCGTCACGAACCCCTTCCCCCACGCTCGTTCCGCGGCCTCACGGTCCGCGGTACCGAACAAAATCGCGTGATAGTGCGGACGTTCGCGGCGCTCACCGTACTCACCGCACCCAAAAAACCGGAACTTACCAACCGACCGCCGCATGTACCGCATGAAGCGTGAGAGATCGCCACGGGACAACGTTGGGGGGACATGCCTGTCGGAATAAGTGAGCGTCACGAATGACGCAGTAGGATGCTGCTGCAACTCCAACGAACATCGAATCGCCCATTCACGCGCACGGGTAATTTGACATCCCACGCACGAACCACAGGGCAACAACAAAGACGTACTCAATGCAGCTTCCGCATCCTGATGAGAAAGAGACAACAACTTGGAAAATGAGGTCCCCAACGCGACACGCCCCGGCTCCTCTCCAACCAGCGCCAGAGGGCGCACGGCGGGGATCGGGTCGAGGCAGGGCATTACAGGCGAATACCTCCGCGTCTGTTACGCTGGAGGTTCACCTTATCGGTCACCGACACCCGGGACCGGAACTTCTTCGCGCTCGCGCGCTTGTTCACGCCATGCCGCATAACTGCCTCCAAGGGGAAGGGAAAAAAGAGTGGACTGGCTCGTCCGCCAGTACCACTCAGCACATATAAGACAAGAAAGGTATATGTGCAAGACGGCGTGTCGGACTGACACGCAAAAACGGCCCGCGAGATCTCGCGAGCCGTTTCTACAACAGCGCTGGAAGCGCTTAAACGGGCTCTAGGAGCCCTTCGGGGGCTCAGCCCCCTTTCCTGCCGCGCTCTCGCTTGGCGAGGCCCCAGACGCGTCGGCAACGGCAGCCGACACGCCTGCGGCCTTCAGAACCTGCTCCAACTCACCAGAGGCCGCAGCGGCCTCGACATTCGCCCAGGACTGATACCGGTCACGAATAACCGCCGGCAGCGACAACCACGCGGTCTGGGCTTCCTCGAGCAACGCCATCGCCTTCGTGAGATCCATCGAATCGTAATCCACCGATCCGAACTGCAACGGATGGCCCACACCAAACCGCTGGATCTGGTACCCAATCTCGGACTGAAGCGCGTACTCCTGCCGCGCCTTGTCCTCCTCAGCGGTACACTCAATGCCGGGAAACTTCAAATCATCACGCACGGTCTCCTGACCGCGCACACCGGTCGCGTAATACTTAGCGTACGCGACAGGCCCCACCGTCATCGCTGCAATCACATCAACGCGAGACTCAGACACATCAACATGATCACGACCCTTCGCCTTGGACACGATCACCTCACGGTTGGTTCGGCATGAAACCCTTAGGACGACGCACCGGATTGGTCGTCGAACGCTCCCAATCACCTTCTCTGCGAGGCAACGGGCGCTTAAACAAGCCGCTCATCACCTTCGCGGAACCGGCACCCATGCCGGAGCGAGCGCGCATCAACAGCGCCATCGCCGCACCAGCACCACCGACAACGCCACCGACAGGGCCGGCCAAATTCTCAATCGCCGGCGCGGTGGCTCCCATCATCTCGTAATACATCGCTTCCGCTTCCGCCTTCTTCAATCCGAGATTGGCGGAAATATTCGCAATCGCCGCCGCACGCACCTGGTGCGGCTGAATCGCCGTGCGGAACGCAAGCTCCTGACCCTTCAACAACTGGTCCTGACGCAAAATGTCACCCTGCACCTTGGCGTTTGCGCCTTCTATCGCGGCCTTCGCCGTATTGGCCTGCAAATTCAACGCCTGCTGCCGAGTCACTTCGTTCTGATTGCGCGCCATGGCCGCCGAGAGACCAGATGAGACAGCTTTCCCCACTGGATTCTCCATAGGTAACACAGAACCACCGGGCGAGCTCGCAGGCCGGTCGTAGGCCAACGCGGGATTCAGGCCAGCCTTCTGGTAATCCTTCACCGCACGCTGCGCAGCGGTGCTCGACATGCGCTCTTGAAAATCGCGGTTCGCCCGCGCCTCGCGGCTGTTCGCCTTGTTCGTCCATAAGCCTCCC